GATGAGCGACAGCGCCGAAGTCCTCGACTTCCTGCGCGAGCGGTTCAATCGTGTAGATGCGGCACTGGATGCCATCCGCGAGGACATGCGCAACATCAAGGTGCGTATGACGTCAATGCAGGCGGAGATTGGCTATGTTCGTGTCAGCCTGGCCGAAGTGAACCGGCGGCTCAACGGGCTCGACCAGCGGGTGACGCGCATCGAGCGCCGCCTGGAACTCGTGGAGGGGACGCCATGATCCTGCTGCTGCTGAGGATGCACTGATGCGCATCTTTGTCGGAATCTTAATGCTGTCGGCTTTTATCGTTATCGTCTTCGGCTGCATGGGTTTAATCGAGATCGTCAGAAACTGGTTTAGATCGTCCCGTCGGCCACAAACCAGGCGCCTTCAGCGGCGCTGATCATTGCGGCGGCCGGGCGCCTACCGTCGGATACGTCATGAACCGCGTGTCGGGGATTGTCGGCGCGCGCACGGGCGACGGCAGGCTCGTGTCCAGCGGCGCGAGGGGGACACTCTGGCCCAGTATATTCAGCGCGTTCTTCATTCGTTGACGTACCACCATGTTTTCGACGGCGCGCGGAACGGCTCCCACCCCCCATGCCAATGCCCCCGCCGCAGGCACTCCAAGAAAAGCCATTGGGTCGCCGCTCGCAATCGCACCCGCAAGAGCGCCGCCAGTGGAAACGCCAACGCCAAGCCGACTCCCGAGGCTATGGACAAGATCATAAAGATCGCTCGTGGTTTGCGCGTGCTTGAGCGCCTCGATCTCAGCAGGCGACCAGCCTACCGTGTTGCTGTCATTGGACAGGAAGGTCGCAACTTGCGATCGCACCGACTGCGGCTCATTCACCCGCAGGCCACTCTTCTTTGAAATCGCCTCCACGGCTTGCATCTTTGCGTGCTGCTGCGCAGCCTGTCTGGCCGCCTGGAGGTTCTCATAGCCAGTCCCATCTCCGGAAATCAAATCACCCGGGACAGGTTGTTCCAACGATCCTCGCAGATTGTTCTGGATCACCCGCAATTGTCTTGCTGCGCTCGGATCAATGCTGGGGCTGTAGATATCGTCCGTTAGTGCCTGGTCAGCCCCCTTCCATGCCTGCACCGACAAGGGCTTGTCTCTGAGAGCATCCAGGTTATCGAGATGCTTCGCAACGACGGAATCTTTGCCAAACTGCCTGCGCATCAGATCGGATTCCGATTGCGGCACGGCGAGATCAACTGCTCGGTTGACCGCATCTGCCGATGTCACGTCGCTAGATTTAGTTACGTTTCCATAGCGGGCATCCATAACCGTCCCGATGTCATCTGCCGTCAATTTTCTTGGGTTTGGCCAACTGGTCGGCATCTCCGGAGGAATCCGCTCAGCGCCTACCGGCCTGTCGCTTGTCTTAGCTACGACATCCGGCGAAGGTCTTGGGAACGCATCCGGGGGCAGTGGATCGGTGTAGTCCCGAAACCCGTATGGCAACCCCATGCTCCTGGCCGGTATCCGCGGCGGCACTCCTACTTCAGCGCCAGGGCTTACGATCGCCAGTGTAGCCAGCGCTCGGCCGAGTGCCGGGTCGATTGCCGATCCTGCCTCATAGGCACCTTGCACGAGGCCGCCGCCGAGCGCGCCCGCTGCCTTGAATGGTAGTTCTTCAAGGGTCGCAATGGGGTTCGTAAACCTTCCAAAGAAACCAGCAGGTCCGCTTTCGGCCGCTGCTCGCGCTTCCGGCGTTAAGAATGCCGTGCCTTTCCACCCTTCGGCTGCGGCCTTTAAAATACGCCCCGGCGGATTGTCGCGTAGCGTCGTGGTTGCGTCAGCCGGGAGCGTCTCGTCCGGGGGATCCCACGCCTTACCCTCGCTCCCGCTGATCGGGATAGATCTGTAGGATGTGCTCAGGATCGTAGGCGTCCCTGGTTTGCCCGGATAGGCGCCCGGCCCCTGCAGCAGCGGACTCGATGGGCTCATGTCGGGAGGCGGCGTATCCAGGGCAGACCAGTTGTTGATGATATCCTCAAAAGCCATCGTTCAGTCCTCGCCCATTTCTGGCGGCTGTCCGGCAACCTTGGTCCGCGCGATTGGATGCCCGTCCTTGGTGTACGTTATATAGCGTCCGCCATCTTGGACAGAGTTGTAGTATTTTACATACAGCTTTCCGTTTTCCACCGCTTTCGGACTGTTCGCAGGGATCGTCGGATCGAAGCTGACAGGAGGTAATTTAAGCATTGGCGGCAAGGCCCCAGGCTTGTTCATAGCCGTGAGCGCTCCCCCCATGTTGGCAACGTGCAACTCGGGATCCCTGTTTTTTGGATCCCAACTATAATTCTGCATAAACTCGTGTTCCGCGATCCGTCGTTGCGCCAATTCTTGAATGAAAGTCAGCGCAAGTTCCCGGCCTGACTGGCTCTGTGCCAGTGAAGGCAGCATTGTGCGGAATTGTTCATATGCCGACTCACGGCCCCCGGGCTGTCCGCTGACGAGGTTGGCGCCCATTTCCGAAACCATGCCGCTCATGATCTGGGAAAACAGGTCGGCGCCTTTCAGGGTTTGCTGCCAGTTTTTTGGCAGATATTTTTCAAAAGAGGCAATCTTGTCGCGATTCTCTGACTTCTGCAGCCATGGCGAAGGGTCCTCGGGCAACATTGGCAGCACCTGCCGGGCGAGATCGATGTTCGGCAGGATGCTTTGTGCCTGCACCGCGCCGTTTTGATACGGCTCTAACAACTTCTGATTCGCATCGTCCCGTTTCGCGGCTTGTGAATTGATCTGCGCCTCACGGTTTTTAAGCATCTCCGTCTCGAGCGACCGCGTGTGTGCCAGCGTAGCGGCGTCATTTGCCTGCTGCTCAGTGCGCAGGACCTTCCACCCCTCCATCTGCTGGGCCTCGCCCTTTTCCCGAATGGTCTGCGCCTGTGCGATGGCGTCCGCCTTTACTTTCGCAATAGCAACAGCCTTGGCAGCCACTGCCTCCTGCATTTGTTTCCCTGCATCGGGCCCTACAGCACTGCCAATCCGAGTGCGGTATTCCTGCGCTATCTCCGGGGTTTCCGGATGATCGATACGCTGTTGAACGTCCGCCGGGATCGGAACTGGAGCCGGGATGAACACGTCCGGCACGCGAGCTGGAGCGGGCGGCTGCGTCGTTGTCGCCACACCCGGAGGCGGGGTCACTCCCGGGGGGACGACGAGGCCCTTGGTTTGCGCCTGGACGTCCGTCGGCGCGCCCGGCCCTGCAGTGTCCACGGTAGCCACCGGAGGACCGCCAGGGGGCGCTAGCGTAGTCGGATCCGCGCCGGCTCCCGTCATCCCGCGAATGATGGCGTTGACATCGCCAGGCACAGCGGGGCTGACCGTCGTCATCCGAACGTTGCGCGTGGCCAGGCCGCCAGGTCCAGCCGCCTCGCCGCCGGTTGCAATGACGGGAGCGGGCGGAGGAGGGGGTGTGGACGTTCCAGGGGCCGCTGGAGGCGCTGTCGCCGTCGGGGCTGGGGCTGTCGCCCCCGGCGCCCCTGCGGCCTTAGCGGTCCCAGCACGGCGCGCAGCCGCCAAGGCCAGCCCCTTGTCCACATCGCCCGGGGACAGCCACGCCTTACCGCTCTCGTGCGGCTGCTGTGCCAGCAAAATCGCCCGCTGGATCTTCGGGTCGCTCAGGTCAACCTTATCATCCGGACCGACTCCGGCCGCCTTGGCCACGTCGGCAACGTAGCTCGTCAGATCCGCCTTCGGATCGCCAACCCAGCGCGTCATCGCATCGCGGATTGTGCCAACACCAGACTGCGCATAGTTCGTGAGTAAGTCGCTGTGAGCTGCAACGCCCGTCGGCACATCGGGAAAGGCCGCAACATAGCGCCCACCCGATACGGGGATAGCGCCGCTAGCGCCGGCGAACTTAACGCCTGGCGCCATCATGATGTTGCCGGGGTTGTTCGCCTGCTGGCCTGCGGTCTCCACCTTGGGGTCGCGGGCGACGATCGGTGCGCCTACGTCGGCAATGCTGGTGCCGGGAGGCTGCGCGCCACCGCCACCGAGCAACCCCTGCCTGGCTTTCTCGGTCTGCATGATCTGCAGCAGCGGGATCGCCGTCTTCAGCTTCTCGAGCTGCAGCTCCTGCTGCTTCTCCTCGTACGCCTGCTGCGCCGCGAGCCTCGACGCACCCACCGCCTCGCTCCCCGCCAGCGACTGCTCCGCCCCGCCGGCGCCCTGCGCGAAGACCTGGCCGAACGACCGCGGCATCGTGCTTGGCCCGCTCGCCGACAGCATGTTTAGCCCGAAGTTCAGCAGCGCCCGCGTGCCCGCGCTTTCCCGGTCAGCTGGCGCCAGGCCCGTCGTCCCGCCGCCAACCGCCTCGCCCAGCAGCGACGCCACGCTGCGATCCACTGGAGCCGGCGGCGCTGCTGCCTGCTGCCGCTGCCCCATGAGATATTGCAGGGCCGCATTCAGCACCGCGTTTGGATCGGCCGCCGGCTGCGCCGTGGTGTCGGTGGTGTCGGTGGCTGCCATGGTCAGAACCCCTAGAAGCCGAGCAAGCCAAGCGCGCGTGGCTGCGCCACCGGCTGGCCGCTCAGCGTGCCATACTGCGCCTGCCGCTGCTGGAGCAGCTTCACGAGCGCATCGAGCCCCAGAGGACGCCCCGGAGATCCCGGTGTTCCCTTCGGTATCGGCGCGGCTGGCAACGGAGAAGCGTCCGGCTGCTTTGCCAGGGGGCTCTTGGCGAGAGCCTGCAACGCCTGGCCCAGATCGCTGCTGCTGCCCGGCTGCGACTGCCCGGCCGGCATCTGGTCGAGCGTCGCGCCCGACATCGTAGGCCCTTCCTGCGGAAGTCCGCGATTTCCGCCCAACCACGTTGGTGTGTTGGCGTAGTACCAACTGTTGAGGTTGCTGCCGAGGTCATCAAACATCAGCTGAGCGCTCCTAGCAGGCCGCCGGCCGCGGCGCCCCACGGGCCGGCGATTGAAAAGCCAGTTGCCGCCCCTCCGAGCGCGCTGCCCAACACGTTTTTAGTCGTTTGCGCCTGCTGCGTTCCTGTGCTGGTGCCGGTGACGTCGTAAGGCACGCCGCCGAGCGTGCTGGTCAACAAGTCCAGATTCTGCACCGGCCAGTTCTGCGCCGCGAAGAAATTGCCCATGTTGGACGTGTCGATGTTCTGCTGCTGCCCCTGCTCCGCGCCGCCGATCGCCTGCAGCAGCCCCGCGTCTTTCTGGCCGTATGCCTGCTGCGCCGTCGCGACCGTCGGAAGGTTCTGCGCCGCCGCCAGGCCCGCGTTCAGGTTCTGTCCGCCCATGCCATAGGCTGCCTGCTGTGCATTACCGAACCCGGAGCTGAGCAGGTTGCCCAGACCGGTCGCCGCCGTCAGGCCCTGTGCCGATCCCTGTGCCGCCAGATTGTACGCCGGCTGCAGTGCTGCGTTCCAACCGCCGGTGAGCATGTTGCCAATTTGCTGCTGAGTGCCGAGCGCCGTATTCGCCGCGGCCTGCCCCTCGGCCACGCCCTGCCGCGAGCCACCAAATGCCCCGACGTTGGCGGCCTGGCCGGCGATGCCCTGATTGGCCAACGCCAACTGCCGCTGCCCGGCGGCGATGGTTGGATCGATGACCTGCTGCGCATACGGTGACATCAGCGCTGTGGCATTGGCGCCCACCTGGCCTGCCGTGGCCGGGGCCGCCGCGCCGATGTAGTTCCCCAATAGGGCCGCCGTCGGCGCCGCCACGCCCTGCGCAAATTGCCCGTAGAGCGTGTTAGTGTTCGCGTTGGTGGCGTCCGCGGTGATAGGCGCCGCGCTGCCGAGCAGCCCGGTATATGCGCCCTGCGAGGCGGCGTACGCCGGCGCGCCCTGGCCCTGCATATCGCGCACCTGCTGATACGCCGTGTTCGTGTCAGCCGTCGTCGGCGCTACCTGCTCGCCGGTGTAGGGCGTGTAAGGACGCTGGCTCAGATCCTGCGCTGTCCCCACCGCGCCCTGGGCCGCGTTACTCAGCCAATCGGGTATGATGGTCGAGGTGCCGCTGCTCGATGTCGTCGTCTGCGGCGAGCCCTTCTTAGACATGCTCCGCGCTCCAGAATGGTGAAAGCGGCTTGCGATAGCTGTAGCCGTCGAGCTGCCAGCCGGCCGCAGCGCGTCCCCAGCCGCGTCGTCCGGTCAGCGTCGCCACTTCGCAACCCTCGCCACGCGCCCACTCGTCAATCTCGCTCTGCAGCGCAAGGCAATCGTTGAGGTCGCCCGCTGCCAGCCAGTAGTTCACGGTTTTGAGCAACGGAAACGTGTGCACTTCGGTGATGATCGCGCCATCTCTGCGCTCCCAAAGTTGCGCCCGCCGCTCCTCGATGAGCTGCACGACGTCGGCGGCTGTGTGCGTTGGCCCTCCGTGGGCCAGCGCCTTCTCCAGCCGCGCCAGCTTCTCCGCGCCCGTCATGGTCGCGGGACGACTTCGGTCTGAAGCGTCCCCGCATTATCAACACTTAGCTTCCATGTGCTCCCGTCTGGGGAACGCAATCCGATGAACGGGAAGACAGCCGCACCATTGACATCCGCCTTACGGTTCAGGGCATCGGCGACGGCCGCCAGCCGCTGCTCGATGCTCCCGGATACCGGCGCGGTGAACGGAGCAGGCGGGTGGCGAAGAGCTGCCATCAGACGCCCCATGCGTGGTATAAGCGGAACGGCATCAGCGTTTCAGCGCCTCCCGCCCTGACGAATCTCAAGTCTAGTTCGGCCCACCGCAAACGGACCGTCTGCCAACGCTTCAAGGCGCATGCGGATGGATCGTCCCGAGAAACGGACATCAACTAGGCCTCCGTGAACGTCAGAGTAGAGCCCAGTGTCAAACTCTCCAACATCATCTCCAGGCTGTTCTCGGACGTAGAAACGCCATCCGATTACAGGAGGGGGTTGAATTGAAGGCTTCTGAGACGGCAATAGCGACGCAGGCTGATCCGCCACGATTTGCTTTATGTGTAGGCGTTTATCCCCTTCGCCCGCCACGATATTCCCACTTTCGGCATATATTACGCCCGTTTCAGCGCGCGGCGCGCGGTTGTTCAGCCACGAGTATTCATGAAGGAACAGCGATCCAGTGTGATCCACCAGATAGCCGCCCAGCACCGGATTATCCATTGTCCCCGACGGATCGGCTGCAGTGCGATTGCGCGTGCCGATCGCCCACGGTTTGGCGGCATCCCCGTAGTTGAAGATCAGATACCGGCTGCACTCGGTGGCGTCGTCACTCGGCCAGTCAAACCAGAACTCACTGAATGCCGGATTAGGCGAGCCGAACACGCGCCCCACCATGTCCCGGTTCAAGAGCGAATAGAACCAGTCGCCGACGTCGCAGGGCACCGGCTGGACGTTGCCACTGTAGCCCCAGAACGTCTGCGCCCCGGGCCAGACCACCACGCTGCCGATCGCCACCACCGCGCGCAGCGACAAAGGCCCGCAGCCAAACCCTATCTGCGTGATACCGTAGGCATAAGGCGCACCGACATAGGTCATTTTGTGGACGTCGTTCGCCGTGAAAATCAAAATGCCATCGCTCACCTTCGTTGCCGTCATGGCGTAGCTCTGCGTCACCAGCAGCTTGCTGCCCGCCAGGTTGGTATCTAACGGCCCCCAGACATCCGGATTTTCCTGGTCGCTCCAGGCGATGTTGCGCGGATCGCCGCCAGCCCCGAGCAGCACGACATGCCGCTGATCAGTGACGATGACGCCGCGGTTGTTGGTAGGTGCGGTGGCGACTAGGACGGGTAGTCGCGCCGGGTCAGTTGGCGCGAGCAACGCCTGTGCTGGCGACCACCGGAACAGATGCCCGTCCTGCGTCGGCACCACCAACAGATCCTCGCCGAACGTCGCGAGGCTCCACATATCGCCCATGATGGCGGCGATGTCGGACGGGCCAATGTCGGCACCGTCCCGGCTGGTGCCGTAGGTGTCCTCGCCATAATCGCCGCTACCGTAGCCGACAGGCGCCCCCGGTTTGCCAAGACGCCCGACGCCCGCAGGCGTGATGTCCTGCAGCACGTGCGTGTCAAAACAGTACACATACAGTTTCGCATCGGTGCCGAACGCGGCCCAGCGCACAGGCGGGGCTGGCGGCAGTCCGTTGTCGTGCCAAGTCAGGACGTCGCGCGGCCAGTCCGGCACCAGCGCCGGCGGCGTGCCGTCGTCGAGCTGAAACGGCACGGACAGGTCGTGCCCATCCACACCCTGCAGCGCGACGTTGCCGCCGATCGGCTGGATCTGCCCGCCGCGGAAGCGGACATGATCGCTGTCCCACCACCGGCCAGGCGTCGCCTCAGGCGTGGCGTTCCGAACCACGCCCACGGGAGGAGCCTGGGTTACGCGCGGCATGTCTCAGTGGCTCCCACGCAGCGGTGCGGACAGCTCGCGTCGCGGCCGTGCAGACGCCATCAGCGCCGTGGTTGTGGCCTGATTGCCCGCATAGATGATCTTGGTGAACACGATCACCGGCGACAGCACCGGGAGCGCGGTCCCGCCACCGCCGAGGGCTACGGTGTGCGTGTGGTTCCCGTCGCTGGCGACCGTATGAACATGCTGATCCTGCCCGCTGGTGGCGACGGTCGTCATGCCGGCATTCGTTGACCAGATACCGCCCAGGTCGCCGGGCGTCACCGCCGCCACTGGCGAAGCATTGGGCACTGCGACCGTGTGGCTGTGCGCGCCTGCGCCGCCCGTGAGGCCCCCATGGGTGTGCGCCCCAGTCGTGGAAACCGTCAGATTGTAGCTGGGCAGGTGCGTCTGCTGGATGGTCTGCAGCACCGCTCCGGTGGTCTGGCCGAGCGAGAACACGACGTGGTTGCCGTTGCTGTCGGTGACGGTGCCAGCCGCTACCGATGCCCGCCCGGGCGTGTTGGGCAACCGGAACGTGGTGGTGCCATCCCCCGCCCCCCAAGCGGTGCCAATGGCGGCCCATAAATCAGAATACGTCGTGCGGGAAACGTTGCGCCCGTCGCAGACGAGCCAGCCCGCCGGCGCGGTGGCGCCCGCGAAATCGATCACCGCCCCGATCGGCATGGCTTGTGACACAAAGCCGTCGAGCGCGGCGAAGTTGTCGTTGAGTTTTGACCCCCAACTGTCCCTCGATGCCCCTATCTCGGGTAGCACCAAGGCCAGTAACGGTGTATACGTGTCAGGCATTTTTCTCTCCGGAAAACCAATGCCATATAAAAACACTGAAGCCCGGCGCGCACGTTACAAAGCCAACCGCCCCAAGATTGCGGCACAACAGAAGGCGTGGCGTGAAGCCAACAAGGATAAGGTTCACTCGTGGGCCGATGCGTATAAAGAACGCCGCAAACAGATCGATGCAAAACCTGAACATCAAGCAAGACGTCGTGAATACGCACGGCAATATCATCGTGACAATCCGGATCAATGGATAGAGAGCAACAAAAAGATAAAACCCAAGCGCGCCGTCACGGAACCCACCTATCTTCGTAATCGCGAGCTTTTGGCCGGCCGACCTAAGCCAACCCGATGCGATATCTGCTCCGGTGCGACAAGGCGGATTGTGTTCGATCATTGCCATCAGAAAGGGCACTTCCGCGGCTGGTTATGCGAGAAATGCAACATTACACTAGGCATGGTAAACGACGACGTGCAGCACCTTCGCAAGCTGATCGCATACCTAGAGCGCAACCGCACCAGCACCGCGCCACAGCTGGCGTTAGCTGGCATCTGACTACTTCACGCCGGCTGGCGGGTGGTTGGCATCGTTGGTGACGCCGGAGGGCGTGTCGGACGTGTCGTCCGTAACGGCCACGAACCACGTTGCACCTGGATCCCGCGGGAGCTTCACCCAGAAGCCGGCAATTCCCAGGGTCCGGTTGAACCCCATCCGCAGCACCCAGTCTTTATAGTTGCCGTATGACGTGCCGGCGTGCGGCCGGACAGTCTGCGGCGGCACTGGCGGCTGCCAGCCCCAGACGATGGCTCCGTTGGCAGCTCGCCACTGCGGATTACCGGTTGGCGTGGGCGTCATCTGTCCTGCTGTCGATGCCATCAGGTTTTCTCCTTGGCGATCATCCGTTGGTGTCCGGGGTTACGTCCACGCCGCTGCGCAGTTCGCCATTGCCACGCGGCCTGCTGGGCATAGCCGCATCAGCCTGCATGCACTGGCGCTGTATCTCGGCGATGAGCGGCGCGGTGACGCGATAAGGGCCGTCCGCCAGCGCATTGAGCACGGCGTCCCATTGCTGGGCCTCAAGCGCGACAGTAAGCCGGGATGTGCGGTCGATCATATCGTCCTCATGCAGTAGTGCTATCCACGACGAGCCCATACGCCGCCAGTGCAGTCATCAGCGAAGCCAATGCAGCGTTTGATCCCTTTGCGCCCGATACTGTCGGCTTGGCAATTGGTGTCGTATTGTTGAAACCAACAGGCGATCGCAGACGAATGCCTCCGGTGCCCTGACAAATGATGTCCAACTGGACGTTGGTATCCACTCCAATTGTAGCGATAGAGGGCACGCCTGCGGCTGCTGTTGGCGTAAATCGAATAACGTTGTTGGTTCCTGTTGCATTTCCCGCTTGCAGTATATTGGCGCCTGCCGAGGCAACCGTGCCTGCGAACGTTGCCGCCCCCGCCGAAATCGACGCTGTTCCTGCACCAAACGCAAAGCCACCAGTTCCTGATTGCTGTATATTGATCGCATTCGTGGATGCCACTCCTCCAGTGACGGTCATAAAATTACCAGCCGATGCAGCGAGTACAACCGGCCCTCCGAGTGACGTATTGTTGGTTACGGTCAGCGCCGTTCCCGCTGCACTGAATGTAGTCGCTCCGGTTACCGTACCGCCGCTCAACGGCATGAATGCACCAGCCCCGCCGGGAAACCACTTGTTCTGCGCAGCCGAATAAATCCACCGCTGGCGCGATCCGGCAGGTGCCGCTGTACTCCAGTTGCCAACGGCGGAACCGTCTGTCGTGCCGAAGGTGATCGCAGTCACGCCGACATTGAACCAGATTTCCGTGACCTGACAGTCTGCGGGATAGGCAGGCATGTTGATCGTAAACGTCGGAATTGGGTTCAGCCCGCTGTCAACGATGATGCCATTCCAGTAGGGCAGGATCGTGGAGGTGCCTCCGTTTGGGCGCGCGCCCTGGTAGACTATGCCTTGCGCAAGCGTCGGTGTTGTCGTGAACGGTGCGTTGCCTTGAATGAATGGTGCCGTTGGTGTGGTTGCCAAATCCTCAATCACTGGATTGTGGATTGCTAAAGCATTGATCGTTCCCGTGCCGTATTTGAAAGGAACCTTGTTGGGATACCCTCCAAAGGCGAACGGCGAAACAACCGTTCCGTACATCGCCCCCGCGCCAGTGTTCTCAAACAGGAAATGCGCGACGTTGGTTGCCAGCGTCGTCAAGTTGCCAGAGCTGGTGCAGCCGGTCGCATAGAAATGCGACGCCCCATCGAAGTGAAACCCAATCGCTGCCGCCTGCGCATGACAATGATATAACTCGGTCTGCGAGCCACCCCTTATTGTCCAATTCTCCGTGGTGGCGTTGGCATCCGTCGGCACCTCTGCTCCGCACGCGTGAAACTTTGGACTAGAGTTCTCGACATGCCAACCAGTCTGCCAACCGAAATTGAAACATCCCTTAAAGATGGGGCCTCCGCAATCGTGCACGAACACCGCATCTCCGGGACGCACATTTGGCGTTGGGTTGCCATACAAGGGCAGCCATTCACAGTCGTTTATGACCGCGTAATCACCACCGTCCATGCATTCGATGTTGGTGATACAGTCGCCAAATCCGCGCGTGATTGAGAATTGCCCTGGGTGGGTCTGGATACCGGTACGGAAACCAATGATCTGCACATCGTCGAGGACGATGCCACTGCAACCGCGCGATACCATCACCCCCAGACTATTTCCAAAGCGCAGAAATGCACCGCTCGCAATGGCAATGATGGGTCCTCTGGAAACAGTCACCGATACCCCAGGACTAATGGCGGTGACGGTTACAAACATAGCCCAAGCTGTGCCGGTCGGTGAGTATCCCCCCGGTCCAGTGACTGGCATACCAACTGTGATACCAGAGGTATCAGTCAATGGAATGACTGTCGGACTGGCGCTGATCGCAACGGCCGCGCTTGTTTTGCGATAAACAGCCTCAGTAGCCCATGTCGCATAGTCCGCTGCGGCAGTCGCTGCATTAACGCCAGACGCCATTCCTGCGCGATACACCTTGACGCATTTAAGCGCGGACGACACCGACATGATAATGCCAATAGGCAGTGTCGGATCGATGTAGAACCCGCCTGCTGCGGTAAATGTCCCTGCTGTAGATAATTGGTTGTCCCGCGCATTATAGGCACCACGAATGACGATGTGCGGAGGTATGGTTAGGGAAGTGGCATGGACGTAATACCACTTGCCGGGTTGCAGCAGCACTTCCGCACCAGCCGTCAATGTGTTCAGCCACGCCTGGATTGCCGGCTGATCGTCTGTTACCCCGTCGCCAACGGCACCACTTTCAGCGATGCTGTGTAAGCCGCCAGTCAAAGGCAGGAACGGGCCTGTCGTGCCCGCAGGCAGCATGACAGTGCCGGTCGCGGACAGATTTGTGAAAGCGCCGGTGCTCGGGGTCGTAGCCCCGATTGGCGTGCTGTCGATCGCCGACGCAGTGAGCCCCCCGCTGAACCTCGTCGCGCCCGTCACCGTCCCGCCGGTCAGCGGCAGGAACGCGCCGGTGGAACCGGAGCCGATGGTCCCTGTAAATGTCCCGTGCGCACCGCCGCTGTCGGCATACCACGCAGTCCCCATGAGGACAGTGCCGCGCGCCTGCGGGTCACCGCTCAATGGAGCCGAGAACGCAACATTGGGGAACGACGTATAGCCCGAGCCCGGCACCGTCACAGTGACGCCAATGGTGTCCCTGGCGATCACGCCCCATATCGACCCACCCATGACGAGGCCGGTTCCGCTGCCGCCGGTAGTCGTTGTGGCTCCTGCGGGAGGGTAGGCCGAATATATCCCTGGGTTGACGATGGCGACGCCGGTGACGCCGCCGGTTCCGTTTACGCTCACTACCGACGCGCTTGCCGCAACCGCATGAGTGCCGCCGACCAGAGTAAAAACATCCCCCACGACATACCCGGTTCCGGCGGCAACGATTGCGTCTTTCGCAGCGAACCACGACATCCCCGTCACGCTGGCTAGGGCTGTCACACCAGAAGCGGGCGGATCGATCACGCACGTCGGGAAATCCGGGTTGGTATAGAAGCCGCCAAAGTTGACGTGGACACTCGCTACGGCTCCGTTTGAAACACTAAGGCTCGATCCGGTTTGCACCGCGCCCGACACCGAGAGCATGCCGTTGAGCAGCGTGTCATCTTCACCCGTTGCGTTATAGATCAACGTCTGCGGCGGAACGCCACCAAACACAATCACAATCCCGGTCATGCTCGCGGGCTGATTGTTGGTCCACCGCTTGGCGGTTCCCTCCGAACCAATAACGGTGCCGGAGTAAACGATGCGGGTCGGATCATCAAAATACTTCGCCGTCGCGCTCTGAAACCCGACGTTTATCGTATGATTGAAGAAACCCGTGTGGAGAACATTATCAGCCAAAGCGTAGATCGCCTCGGAGACAAAGCTCAGGCTGTCACTGTAAGACAGGCGGCTGAATGTCCATGACGGCTTTCCGCTGCCAGGTGCTTGCTGGCCGTAAAATGCGTGCCTCGATCCCTCGATGTGGCAGTGATCGGCTAACAGCCCGGCGGTAACCGTCAGGGTCGAGACGTTGATGACGAATGCCTCTTGATGCGAATACAAATAAGCATCGGTGTAGTTGTGGCCCGTGCCGCCCAGCATCCACACGGAACTGCCAGCCGGATGCGAATTAATCAGGCTGATCTGCCCCGACGTTCCTCCGATGAAACTGACCGGCGCGTCGCGCGCTATCGTTGTGGGGATGTACTTGGATGTCGCATTCCAATAGGAGGAATTGCAGGCATCCATGATCCGGGAATAGGGCGCACGGATATTCGCCTGCACCAACCCCATGTTGATGCTCTCCGATGCGAAATTGTAATCGAACCCGGCATCCGAGAACGAACCGGTGAGAAGGAGCTGGTCGAACGTCATTCGCGGAGCCGGCGCACCAGGGCGCGTATAACCATATTGAAAAGGCCAACGCGGGGGGAATGTAGGATCGCCAGCAATGCATAAATTGATATTGGTGATGTCGTTTGAACTCATCTCATCGAAGACGGGCAGCCCATTGGCGCACGAATAGATTGCCGCTCGCTGCCCGTCGATCATGAGCGCCGATAGTTCCGTCACGTTCAGCGCATCATTAACCAGGTAATCACTCGCCGTCGAAAACACCAATTTAGCGTTGACGGTAACTCTGGGAGAGCCCGTTCCCTGCGCCCGGATCGCATCCAGGGCCGCATTGATCATGGGCGCATTGTCCGTACCGATGATCACGGTCGGCGACGCCCAGTTGACGATCAGCGTAACGCCGGTTCCCGGTCCCGTGGTCGATACAGGGTTTGGCGGTATGGCCGAATACCCACCTGGCACCACAACCGTTGCAACGGAACCGGGCTGCCCAAACAGTTCGATCCCGTTTTCATCAATGACCGGCGGACCCGATCCAGACCGCCCCAAAATTGCGGTGCCGTTTGCGCCCATGACCAGCTTGACGGTTGCGTTTACCAAGCCGCTGATGCCGCCAACATCAACGATCGGCTCGGCGGCGATATTGGCTGGAGCCTTCTGGTAGACCCCCGCCCGCGTGAGCACGATGCTGCCTGGCACCAAGGCTCCGCTCGCAATCGTTGCGGTAAACTGGAACAACGTCTGAGCGCCCGACGTGCCCTGGAACGTGTAGCTACCGTCGATGCCGCCATTGCCGTTCGTGTTGCCGGCGACGGTGTTGACCTTCGTGGTGACCACCATCACCTGGGCCGGTATCAGCGCGATCCCGCCGACCAGGGTGTAAACATCCAGAGGAGTAACGCCCGTTCCGGCCGTGTTAATCGTCGGTGTGCCTGTCGCCTGGAATGCAATATTGCTCAGCGCCGTAGCGACGCTGCCGACGAGCGCTATCGTGCTGCCGCTGACCGATCCAACAGTTGCCTTGACGCCTGCACCGGATACCCCGCCAAGGGGCAGGACGACCAGTTGTCCGGGCTTGACGGCACTCAGGTCGGCAGCAGCAATGGTGAGCGTGGGATTGGTGCCGGCAGCCACCGTCAGCGTGCCGGAATACTGCTTACGATCGCCCGTCGCACCGTAGGCGTCTATATCAAAGACGGTTCCGCCGCCGCTGCTGACGGCGATACCCCGGATCACCGCATCGAGCTTGTCGGCGTTGGCGTTGAGGTGATCGCCCCACAGATCGTAATCGGCGTTCGGCGTCGGCTTAAACAGCCCGTAGTTTGGTGTCGTCGTGTAGTCGTCGCTCATGGCCGCCTCGCTGCCGTCGTGGTGGTGGCGCCGCACATGCAGCCGCACATTTCAGCCGGCTCCCACGTTCCGGTTTTGCACCGGGGGGGAGCTGGCCATTCACCGGGCTGATATCTGGAATAAAGTCCGACGCCGAAGCGGCCGACGCCGAACGGACGCGGCTGCACGCACACGGATGACGTTGACGTCGGCTCGAGCGTTCCGGATTTGCCGATGCGAAGGGTGACAACGGGCATTAGGCGTCGCCTGCGTGGTAAGCGCGAAGTGCTCTAATGCGATGACACTTGCGGCACTGACGACAGCCGTTGCGGCGATATCGCGTGTTTTCTGTAGTGAAGGGGTGACCATGCTTGCAATACGTCAGCGCTCTGAAATGAGCTGCTGTATCGCCTTGACGCCCCTTGGCAAGCATGTCGCGCATATTATCCGCGTGCGTGCCCAGAAATAGATGTTCCACATTCACACAGCCTTTGACATCGCAACGATGGAGCACTGAAAGTCCGGGCGGGATTGGGCCGTGCTCCTCTTCCCATGCTAGGCGATGCACCATGATGTGCTTGCGGTTGCGTGTAATCTGGCCGTAGCCAGAACCGGTATAGACTCCCTCCCACAGGAGACAGCCTGAATTTGGCTCCGGGATTATGCGATCACGCCAGGGGATTGTTTTGGTCATGTGCATAGTATAGCATCCTAAAACACACAGGCCAATTCTGTTCTAAATGGCGCTCCACTATAGTCTGATTGTTGTTTCCAAAGATTAGCTCTAGTTACTGCTTGCTGCCATTGTGCGTCCATTTGGGCTGCGCGATCGTCGTCCAGCTCGAACATCGCCCCGTATTTGCAGGTTCCCATCAGGTAGACGGCATACAGCGCCTCGAGCACGGTGTTGGTGTCCGTGTCGTTCACGAGCGGCTGCGGCTTTGCGTACCATGCCATCAAGACCTGCTGCGGCTGCCAGGTATCCGGTAGCGGCTGCGGCGGGTGGGGCAGGAACTCGATGCAGTCGTGCACGAGCCGGTAGGCGGTGCACGGTGCACTGGTGTTTGTCTGGTCGGTGCCATTGAACGAGACGCCCCAGTCGCCGCTCCACTCGTCCTTCAGATCCAGCAGCTCGCCCGTCGTGTTGTCGCGGATGCTTTCCATAGTGGCGAAGTCGGGCGGCAGGCTGAGGTATGGCGTGGTGATGCTCTGCACGCCGGACGTGACCATGCAGCGGGCGCGCAGCGTCTCGGCGATCTCCGTCTCCACCATGGCGACCCAGCCGGGCATGACCGGGTCCAGGTCGCGCCGGTTGAGCCACGCCGCGACTTCGGCCTTGAGTTGCCCGTAGCTCGCCATGCTGGCGTCAATCAGTCAGGCAGGCTCTGGGCGCGCTTGAGCGCTGCTGCGGCGGCGTCCTTCTGCTCCTGCGTGCCATGCTCGGCATCCTTGACGGCCTGCTGCGCCTTCGCGATTGCCTCATTCTTCTTCTGTGCTGTGGTCTGATTGCCGGACATGGCTGCTCTCCTTGTTTCAAGTTCGGGCATTGCTTGGGCGCGCTTGAGTTCGGCCGCGGCGGCTTCCTTCTGCTCTGGCGTCCCGTGCTCGGCGGCCTTGACTGCGGCCTGCGCGTTCGCGACCGCCGCCTGCTTTTTCTGCAGCGGCGTTGCGGCCGGATCGAATTCAATTCGTGACGCCTCGAGTTCGTCACCGGCCTCTGCTGTAGCGACGCCCTGCGCAAGCGCCGTTGCCCTGGCCTCGGCGGTGTTGATGTCGTCCGGGTAGAGCCGCACCAGGAGCACCGGGTCGATATCATCGAACAGCACCGGCTCGGCGCGCTCGATCGGTGGGACACCCCGAGGCTCGCCCTGCCGGAGCACTCCCGGTGAGTGTGCCTGCGCGGCTGCCGGGTGGCCGTGATTGGTTGTCGGGTGGGCCATTACAGTTTCCTTCCGTCGTCAGTTCGGAACAGTCGGCATTCGCGCGAATTGAGCCATTTGTTCAGCGCCTTTTCATCGCGGGTGATTCCCAACCGCTGGAGCCGTTGCCAGATGACCATTGGGATCCGCGCGACGTGCGTGATGCCCTCCGGATTGCGCCTGTGCGGGTCGAAGTTGCTGGCAAGTGCCTTCGCGCTCTCCACAATCTCGCTGGTGCGCTGAGTGTGCAGGAAGACGAGGCCCTCCTCGTCGTCCTCCGTGATTTTAGTGGCCCGGGTCGTGACCGGGTCGTGGCTGTAGTAAAGCGGGGGTTTCATTGGAGCTGCCCCCAACGTTCGTTACTGATTCAAATCGAAAATGGTCGCGTGCGCTTTCGGAGCCGTGGGCCGCACCGTACCCTCAAAAATCACGCCACCCTGCGAATTGTCGCCCGTGGTGGCGAAGTCGATCTGGATCATGTCGCGTTCTGGCAGCGGCGCGATTTCCAGATAGTCCGGCGACACGATCAGGATTTGGTGCAGCGGGCAGAAGCGATCGGGGGCGAGCTGCAGCGCTCCGAAGTTGGTGCGGTACACGTCCACCGCACCCATGATGGTGACGCCTTCGCGGCTGGTAACTGACTGGATGTTCTGGGCCACGATCGGGTTAGCGGTGCCGCCCTGCGAGAGCGTGCTGAAATAATTCTTAATATTCCCGCTCATAATCGCCAACGTCGGCTTGCCGCCGGCCTGCCAGCACTGCTGCACGGCGGCATTGACGGTGGCGAGGTCGAGATCCCGCAGCGTCCCCGTGGTGCCGGCGTTGGAACCGTCGCCGATGGGCATGACGCCGGCGCCAGCCCCGCGCGAGCCATTGATGGTGTAGCAGGGGAGGCCCGACATATGCCGCGGATCCGTAATCGTCCGCACCAGCGGCGACGTCACCGCCAGCTCGAGGTCGCGCTTGACCTCCATGCCGCGCAGGATCAGCTGACGATTATATTCGTCTTCCCCGCCGGCCATATCGACCACGCGCAGCGTGTTAGACACGCCGACGGTCCGCGCGATGATCTGGCAGACGTTGTTCAGCCGCACTGGCTTCAGCACCGCCTGCATGACGGCCGTGAAGCCCTCGGGCTGGGCGTTATCGGCGGCGGCGTTCAGCTCCTGGATCAACCACTCGGTGAGCACCTGGCTGGCGCCCACGCGCGAGCACGCGCTAACCAGCGGCGTTTCATCTGGATCGATCCTGTAGATGATGTCGGCGAGGTCTTCCTTAACGCCGACGGCCGCTGTCTCGACATACGTTCCAGCGGGTGCTGCACCCTGTGCGCCAACGGCCATGCCGTATCTCCATTGCAGCACGGGCGCGCGCTGTGGCGCGCCTCATGCGGTGAAACCGATTGGATTGGTTTCGCAATGGGATGGCGGCGGGTGGCCAGGTGGGTGCAAGCACTCCTGGGGCCGGCGTCAGCCAAGCGACGGCACGTCCCGCCCTCCAGTGGGTGCAAGCACTCCTTCGGGCGGCCTGTCTAGACTATTAGACGACCGACAATTTTGTCAATTGTCACGACGGCGCATGAGCGGTGCGCTATAGTTTCCGCGACCAACCGGGGAGTGACCGCAATGCGCCGTCTGTTTCTCGCCGCCACCGTTCTTGCCGGGCTGCCGCTGGCCAGTGCCAACGCCATCCAGATCATCGGGTTCGGCGAGACCGGAGCCAGCACCGGGCTGACGGCGACCGAGACCGTGCCGGGGACCTCGACGCACCTCGCGGTGACCGCCGACCCGATCACGATCACGCAGATCGAGTTGGGGCTCAGCACGCCGACGGGCGCGTTTATGTCGCTGAGCGCGGACTCTACCGACACGGCCATTCCGGTCGGTGGCACCGCTGTGCTCCAGCACTATGCGGGCAGCTTCTGCATCACCTCCGCGGCGGGCTGCGGCGGCACCAACTATCTCTCGGGCACGTTCACCGACGCCGCGTTTGGCTCGATCGGCGGTGACCAGCTCAGCGTCAACATCGCCTCGCCGCCGGACACACTGACGCTCACCAGCAGCATCGGGCTGGCGACGGCCCCGCCGGCATCATTCACGCTGGCGCTGTCCTCTGTCACGCCGCCGCTGACGCTGGATACGACCGGCGGCCCCGGCACAATCGGCCCGTTTAATGGGTTCTTCACTGGCGACGCTGACGCCGCTTCGGTGCCTGAGCCCGCGTCGTTGCTCCTCCTCGGTATGGGCCTGCTGGGGCTGGGCTGGGTGCGTCGCCTCAGCAGCTAATTGCTGCCCTACCACGAGGAGACGCAGCGGCTGGCGCGGGCGATACGTGCCCACCGCCGGGAATTGGCTTTCGCCGGATTGATTGGCGGCCTAACCGTGCTGGGGATAGTGCTGGTCCTGGTCGCCGTGTTCTGGATAATACCGTAGGAGTTTACTGATGACATCACCCTTCCTCGCAACCATCACCATCCTCGGTGCCGGCGCTCAGCCAAAGGGCGGCAGCTCGACCCACCTCGCCATGATCACTCCTCTGGGCGGCGGGCACATCGATGCCGGGCCTCCGGGCTGGCAGGGTGGTCCGGTCGATCCCGGCTTTGGGATTGAAGAGGGCGGAGGCCACCCATGGCTGCCCGGCGCTATCGGTGGTGGTGGGCGGCTAGACAACGGCGTCCCGGTCCCTCCCGAGATGTGGCCACCGCAGCCGCCCCCGCCGCTCCCGCCCAATCTCGAATCGCAGCTGATCGTGGCGGTGCATCGGCCAGGCGTTACGGAATGGACGGTGAAGGCGTACCCGGTGCCGGCCCCGAAAGGCTAACGCCGCCCGGCGCCGTTCATATTGGCGCGCCTGGCGGCCAGCAGCGCGGCTCCGCTGCGGACGCTAGGCTTCGCTTCAAACGCCTCGTTGGCGACGCTGACGCGCTCGGTGGGGGCCGGCGGCGGGGCTGTTCCGCGCACTGGTGCGCGCGTTGTCTGCGCCGGCGCGGAGGTCCGCGTCCCCGACACCCACTTGTCGAACTGCATCGCCTTCATCATCAATTTCAATGCGCGGGCGTCCGACAATCCGCGCAGTTCGTCCCGGGTGAAGCCGCCCTTGTTGGTCGCCCACTCCACGATTTGCTGCTGCGCGGCCGCGCGTTCCTTCGCGTCCGCCCAGAACGGAAACTCCCGCGCCAGCTGCTCGTTGCCGGCCGCCACCTGCTGTGCCATCGCCCGTTCCGCCGCCTCGGCCTGAATGCGCGTCAGGCCGCCCAGGCGTTCCTGCTCGGCGCGGACCTGCTCGTAGCGGTGCAGCTCGGTGAAATACCGCTGCGGGTCGCTCTGCATCAGGCCGATGTCGGGCTTCTGTGCCTGCGCTCCGACCAGCTCGTGCAGCTTGCTCAGTTCGGGCTGAATATACGGCAGCACCGCTGCCAGAGCCTGCTGCTGCGCCTGGAGCTGGCGGCGTCCCTCCTCATTCTGCCGGCGCTCCTCGGCGAGCGCCTGCGTCTTCTGGGTGTAGTCGGCGGCTTGCCGCACTGCCGCGGCGATCTGAGCCTGGGTGTAGCGCTGTCCCTCGATCTCGATAGAGGCGGCGGTGTCGGCCGCGGGCGCGTCCCCGGGCGTTCCCGGCACCCCGAGCGCCCGGTCGAGCGCGCTCAGTCCGTCCGCCGCCTCTGGCGCACCCTTCGGCGCTGGCGGGGCCTTGGCCGCCGCTTCCCCTGGCTTTGCCGCTGCGGCAGCCTGCGCGGCCACTTCGTTCGGCGAGGGCTTGCGGGCCGGCTCCACGGCGGCTGGGGCCGGTGGCGTTCCCTGTGGCGCGGCGGCCTTGCGCTGCTGGTTGAGGAGCCGCGCTGCTTCGCTGACGCTGATCCCCGGCTGTGATGTAGCCGGCGGAGCGCTGGCGGGTGCTGACGCGTCCCCGCTCTGTGCCGGTGCGGCTGGAGTTCCTGCGCCTGTGCTGGTGGATTCTGACATCTACGCCGCCTTCTGCTTCGCCATCAGCAGCGTATACAGCGCCGCCAACGCATCCGCCTGGCTCGTGTCGTTGCCGACCCCGAGCAGCCCGCCGGAGCCGCTGGCGCCTACCCCCGCGATGCTGTTGCCGCCTGGCCCCATTATGTCGGGCAATCCGGGCGTTCCCCCGCGGCCCATGATCGAATTCACCGCACCGGGTCCGTAGGCGCCGATGAGCCCGGCGCCAGGCATACCGCTGAGGAGGCCAATGGCGGTCCCAACCGCGGCCCCGATGTTGCTGCGGCTGCCGAAGCTCGGCCCCCACGCGTCGGCGCTGCCCTTCGACACCTGTCCCGGAAGGTCCCAGCCACCGTAATCACCGCGGTTTTCTGTGACCCCGACGTTGCCGCCAAATCCGTTCCCGGCGGCGTCGAACACGGCCCCGGTGCCGACGGAGCCGGTATCGTAGCCGCCGCCGAAGCCCATGTCAGTGGCGGACTGCGTAGTGACGCCGCCCTTGTCGTCCTCGATGTCCGCCATCACATCCTCACGTCGTTACGACGTCACGTTTCACGGGAAACATCCCGGCGTCTAACTTCGCTCGCAGCGTTCCGGATGGTTCCGTAGAGTTCCGGGATGTCTGCGAACCTCTCACTCAAACGCCTTCGCCTCGCGCTCCGCCGCCCGCACGCTCTCCACCAACTCCGCGTCCGCCTGCAGCTCGCCGCGGATCCGGCTGATCGCCAGCACCAGCTGCCGGTTGGCCTCCCGTGCCGGCCCGTCGTCCAGGAACACCGCCTTCTGAGCCGCGTCCTCCACGATCCGGTTAAGCACCCCCCGCAATCCCTCGTCCGCGAGCAGCCGCTGCGCCGCCGTCGCCGCCTGCATCTGCTCCGTCGAAAGCGCCATCACTCCGCCTCCGAGACGTAATGGCGGATGAACATCAGCGTGTGCTCCAACTCCGTGCGCCGCTGCCAAAGGGGCAGCGCGACAAGGGCCTCCGACAGTTCCTCCACCAACGCGCTCCGAACCAGTTCCCGCCTCTCCCCCGCGCACGCCGCCTGGATACGCTCCACCAGCGCCTGCATCCGCCCGTCCTCGCCGTCATCGCCAGGGTCGTCCGGCATTACGTTCACCTGCCCGCCTCGTCACCCGCCATCGTACCAACCGGCGGCAACCGAGTGGATCGCCTCGACGATGAACGTGGCCAGCAGCGACACGCCCAGCGCCGCCAGCACGCCCGCAAGCAGCAGCAGCATTCGCATCACTGCCCCCGGATCATGAAGCCGAACGAGTGCCACCCGAGCAGGAACAACAGCACGAACAGCAGCAGCATGTTCCCGTGCGGCCAGTAAGCCGCTCCCTGCGGCGTATAGATTCCCCAGATCCCGAACACGATCCAGATCAGCATCAGGACCCAGAAGATCTCACCGATGCCCATGGTTAAATCCTCCCCAGCAGCAGCAGTATGACCAGGATAATCAGGATCAACCCGATCCCGCCTCCGTAATGGTACGCATACGGCCCCTGATACACGCCCAGCCCGAAACCGCCGCCCAGCAGCAGCACCAGCAGCACCACGACCAGGACCACGAGCACCTCACGTCCTCCGCTTATTCACCTTGGCCATGTAGCGGCTCCACTTCTTCCACTTCTTCTGCCGCAGCAGCTTCGCAAGCTTCTCGCTCTCTTTCCGGCTGAGCGCCCGAGTTGCCTCCCGCGCCACTTCCTCCGGCTCGATGTCGTAGATGATGGATTGCAATTCCTCGACGGCAGATCGTGGCAGGACCTGCCGATAAACAAAGTCTGCCGGTGGTTTAACCATTCGCCGCTCCAGGCCCCGGCAACGCCGGCCCGCCCGGCCCCGCAACCAGCCCCGCCAGCGCCCGGTTCGCTATCTGGCCATACGCCCCCGGCAGACCTCTCCCCATCAGCGCCCCCTTCACCGCCATCGCCGTCGCGGGGTCCGTGGGGGCCGCCGGCGCCATCCGAGGCGGGGGCATACCCTGCGGAGCCATCGGCCGCGGCGCCATCCCTGGGACGCCCTGCGGTCCCATGGGCGCCGGCGGCCGCGCCCCCGGGCTCGTCGCCGGCGGCTGCGGACTGGAGGGCGTCGGCAGATCCCCCAGCAACTGCACGGCCGGAGTAACCCTGGAGGCCATCGCCGTCTTGAACTCATCCAAACTCGGCGCCGGGCTGCCATACTGCGCCGCGGCCACCCACGTCCGCGTCCACGCGTCCAGCGCCGCCTTGTCCCGCTCCCGATCGTCCTCCAGCAGCAGCTGCGCCCGCTCCGTCTGCGCCTTCGCCCGCCCCGTTTCGACGTCCGCCGCCGTCTTCTGACCCTGCACCTGTGCGAGGATCAGATCCGTGTTCGGCGGCGGGGGCGGCTGCGCAGGAGCCTGGAACCCAGGAGGCAACGCCTTAAAGTACGAAGACACATCCGATATCCCCGCCGTCTCCAGCATCCGCGCCAGCGTGTTCCGATACTCAGGCACGCCCACCAGCGGGTTCTGCAGCCCGTAATTCGCTACCAACATCTCCTGCTTTCCCGCGATCTGGCCCAGCAGTGCCATCCGCTCCTGCGGCATCCCCTTGCCGCCCACGTTCACGCTCGTCTCCCACATCGTCGCCAGCGCTCGCGGATCAATCGCAACCCACGCACCCCGTATTCTGATGACGTTCGGCCGGTCCTGCTGCCTGGCCATCATCTTCAACAGCCCCGTATACAGCGGCGCCAACCCCGTCTCGGCCAGCGTCCTCGCCACCATGTCCAGCCGGTCCTGCGCCGCCGACGTCTGCTGCGACACCGCAACCGGCGCCGTGCTCTGCAACTCGTCCACCGTCAGCCCCTGCGACGCCCGGGTGATCCCCGTCCGGCTCTCCCTTATCGCCTCCAGAACCTCCATCACCGGCAGCGCTTCCTTGCCCGTGAACGGCTTCGTCAGCTCCTGCACCGCGCCCTGCTGCGCTACCCGAATGATCGCCCCGATCGCCGTCTGCCGAACGTCGGCCAGGTTCGCTTGCCCCAGTACCACCGACGTCCGGGGAAACATGCTCTGCCCCAGGCTGTCCAGCACAGCCCGCATCACCCGGCTCTCTACCTTCTGCAGGTCCATCACCATGTCAGCAACGCTGCTGCCAATCACCCGCCCCGGTTCCCGATACGGCGTGAAACAGGCCACCGGAATCTCATCAACCCGCTCCCATTGGATGAGGCTGGTCGCGTTCCCCAGCATGTGTACATGGATGAGTTCCGCCCGGTTGTCGTTGTCCGCATCAACCCGGACCCACCCCTCGCAATACCGAACAAACGCCATCGATTGATCCACCGGCGGACTCGACCCAATATTCCGCCCCTGCGCCTCGTTCCGCGCAATCAGCTCCCGCCGCTGCTGGCTCCTCATCATCACGTCCCGATGCGCCAGCACCTTGTCTTCCGGCAGCCCCATCTCAATCAATTCCGAGACCGTAACATCCCGAACGTGCCAAACCGCACGCGCCTCCTCAACCGTCGCCGCCCCAGGATCAATCCACATGCACTCCGCCGGAACCGCCTCGATCAACGGCCACGCCTGCTGCGCACTCCGCGTGATCGTCGCCGACCAATACTCCGCCGCACCACCCTGGCTCAGCCACATCTGGCCGTCCGACGTCTTCGCCAGCGCCTGCTGCTCACCCTGCGTCATCGGCCTCCGCACTATCCGCTGCGCCTCAATCCCCGGCTCCGCCAACAGCATCTGCAACTGAGGCTGCAGTAGCCCCTCACACACCTCGGTGCGGACCTGCCGCCTCGCCCCCCAGTGCCACCGCACCCACCCCGCCTTCCGCGTCAGCGCATCCAGCAGACAATCATGCAGGATCTGCCAACCACCGTTAGCCGTAAATAACGCCCACCGACAATAATCCGTCGCCTGACGGCTCAACGTCGTCGCCAGCTGATCATCACCCAATATCTCCGATGACGCCGGCTCGAAACTCACCGGGTCCTCTACCGCCGTAAACACCCGCAGCAGGCTCGGCAGCATGCTCCGAATCGTGTCCCGCACTACCGTCATCACCAGCTGACTGCGACCCGCCTGCTCCGACCCATCCCCAAACGGCCGCCCCGCATAATACTGGCTCGCCGTCACTCGCTCCCTACTCAGCGCCTGGTCGTAATTCCGCGCATTCCCGAAATAATACCGAGCTACCTCCTCAAGCTCCCGATCACTCTTCCCAAGCCGCTCGTAGATAATCTCCTGCTGCCACCCAACCCCTTCCGGACGCACCGCCGGACGCAGACCCGCCGCATACGCCCGCAATCCTGTGGGAAGCGCAGCGTCACTGTCCTCAGGATCCGGCTCCTTCGGATTCTTCATCAAAAAAGCGAGCACCTGCTCGCTCCCAAGATTCAAACCCGTCGGCCGCATCAACCCAGGAGGAACCAACCCAGGCAGCTGCGGCAACGGCGGAGGACCAGGCGACATTGGCGGGGCACCCAGGGGCGAGCCCGCCGCCCCGCCAAGTCCCGGCAGCACCGGAAAGGACGATCCGGGCACGCCAGAACCGAAACCGCTCATTCCATCCCCGCTAATTCCATCCGCATCGCCGCCCCACCATGAAGCCCACTCGTCATCCCACTCCCAACCCCCAACCCCTGCTCCGCAAACGTCAGGTTCAACGCATCCGCAGCATCCGGCGACGGACGACCACGCGAACGCATCAGGCTCTTGCTCTCAACCTGAAGCCGACCATCCGAAAGAAATGAGTATCTCGGAGAGACGAGGTCATCCCGCAGCTGATCGTCTCTTGGGAGCCTTACAGATCTCGTCTCCAACCACTCCCGACACCTCACCCAAAGTTCGTCTCTCAGCCGACCATACCGCCCCGTCACACTCGGGCTCTCCGATACATTCAATCCCAACACCGGCAGGCTCTGCTCGTGCAAACGATCCACAACCCCCGCACCTATCCCAATCACGTCAACCACAATCAACGCAGGCTTCGCATTAATCGAAGCATCAAACTCCGCCTTCACCGCACCCGCTAACTGCATCGTATCCACATTCCGCCACCGACGAGGCATCTCAGTCACAACACTCCCGCGACGCTTCACCAGAACACTCGCATCCGTCCCAAACCTCGCAACGTCAACACCCCAAATCTCCGGAGCCGTCAAATCCAACGGCACGTCCCGCAACATCGCCGCATCAACGAGGCCCGCGCTGATCAGCGTGTCCGCATCGGCAACCGGAAACTCACCAAGCACGCGGACTCTGTAAGCGTTGGAATCGATGCCATACCGCTGCTCCAACTCCTCAACAAAAGCCTTGGATACGCGCGGACTATCCGCAGAACTCACCCGCATCGTAAACCAACGATCCCGCTCCATCATGTGACAACGCCAGAAAAAACCCGTCGAACGAGTCGGATTCCCAATCAACAGCGTAATCGCCCCAGGTGAGGACATGCTCCCACCCGCAGCCTCATACACCGCCTCGTCTATCCCACTCGCCTCGTCCGCAACCAACAACACATGCTGCGAATGCAATCCCGCCATCGCCTCGGGCGTATCGGATCTGCTCGTCCTCGCCGTGATGAAACACTCCTGGTCACCCTTCAGCGTAATATGATCCGACGTGATGTCCCATAACCGACGCCAATCCTTGGGAAGCAAATTGAACCACTTCACAAGCTCCGGCCATAACGCATCAAACAGCTGCGGAGCCGTCGGAGCAGTCACCGCAATCTTGAACGGAGCCCTCGTGTTAGCAAACCAAACCATGCTCCACGCCGCCAACGCAGTCTTCCCAACCCCGTGCCCACTCCGTATCGCTAGCCGCGTGTGCCCCCGAGCCAGAGCCCTCAAGGCGGTGAGCTGCCACTCATCCGGCTCAACTCCCAGCACCTCCCGAACAAATCCCGCAGGCGCCCGCCCATACCGCTCTATCGCTACCGCAAACGGATTCTCAGCTCCAGCTACTATCTCCCCCCACTCAGTCATCGCGGAGGTGACGCATCATGCGTCCGCTCAAACAACTTGAGCGCATTCGTCGCCGGACAATCCAACGTCAAATCCGCCGCCCCAAATAAAAATATCCACGCGTTGCACGGAGGAATGCCAGACGAACCCCCACCACAACCCGATACCAACGCCGCTAAAGCCACAAAAACCAAACTACGCACCCCCGTAACCACTCATGACAACGCACACGCACGCCGCATATACGCGATACCACCACTAACACTCACCAACTCCCACCCGCCCGCCCCACCCACATTCAACAGAGCCTCCTGCGCACGCCAGTCGTGGTCCGGTATCCGATGCACCGCATATTCCCACCGGGCGGTTATTGGGGCGCTAACAATGTCCGGCCGCGCTAAAATTTTCGCGGAGGGTGCGCACATGCGGGGACGGGTGTCGCCCGCTGAAGGGGGGGCGGGCCCCGGGGTCGGCTGCTGACCATGCCCGTGGCGGGCCTGGGAGGCACCGCCAGCGGCTTGCGCGACGGCTCGGCTCATATCCTCCACCCAGGCACGCAACCTGCCCTGCATCGCCTCTGAGGGCGGCGTGCGCATACTGAGGCGCCCCCGCGTCGTCGAGGACGTGTGCCCGATCGCTGCCGCCACGTCATCGATCGCCAGACCGAGCGCTTCCCTCGTGGCCCGCACCGCCTGGCGCAACTCGTCCCAGTTGCCAGCAATGACGGGCTTTTTCACGCGCTCACCGCCGCCCATCATGGGTAAATTCATGGGTAAAAGCGGATAAGTCATTGATATCATTGGCCGACAGGCAGAGTGCTCCTCTGGATGCCATGATTTGGCTCATTCCGACGGCTTCGGAGCGTCGAGCACGTTAGCTATTGGCTCACCGTCCGCCTGATGCTCGATCGTCGTCGGCGTCGCACCAGCAGCGTCAGCGAGCGCCGCCACGATCGCCGCCCTTGCTGCGGTCAAATGCATGCCGATGGCGTCGGCGTCGGCGCTGACCTCGAGCTGCTGCTTCGGGCGTCCCCAGCCGCGGTCGAGGAGCGCGATGGCTGCCGGGACGCGGTCGCGCGGACTGGTGCGCATGGCTCGGACGAGCGTTTCGACGCATTCCGGGGTGTGGATGCGGCAGAGCGCGGCGACGTCTTGATCGGCCGGCGGGCGCCCTTTTGGGTTTCCGGACTGGCCTTTTACCCAGTGCGGTTTGAGGTGGCTGTTGCGGCGTTTGCTAGCACCCGATTGCGTTTCGGTGGCAGACATAGCAGTGACTATGGCCTAAAGTGTCCGGAAATCATACACCCATTTGCCGGGCCTGTGAGGCCCGTACAGCGGCCTATGGTGTATGGGGGCCATTATATCCCGGCCAACCTCCAGACTGGCCTGTAGCCTCATCTGGAGGCTCCTGTGAGGCGTTTGGCTCCGTTGGGTAGCGGGTTGACGACATCGAGTTGGGCTGGGGAGAGGTGTCGCGGTCCTGGGTCGCGGCTGGGGGTGAGCGTGCGGTCGGCATCGTTTGCCTGCAGGAGCGCGGTGATTTCTGCGACGCGTTGGCGAACGTAGGCTCGCTCGTCGTCGGTTGGTGGTTGTCGTTCTGGCTCGGCGTAACGCTGCGTCGGTGGTGGCAGTGCGTTGGCGATCGGGCGGTTATCTCGCCACCATGCTCGGAGATGAGCGACGACCTCGGCGTAAGCGGGGAAGAATTTGCATTGGGCTGCGACGTGGTGGAGGGAGGCTTGGCAGAAAGCTGCTGGGTGGAAGTTATCGACGAGCATGGGGACGTAAGCGGCGAGTTTCATCTCGGCATCTTTGGCTGTGACGTGTCCTCCTCCGGTTAGGACGCCGAGTGCGATGGTCCATTCGCGGACGGTTTCGTGAGGGGCTCGTTTGGTTGCGATGCGCATTAGGTTTCGGTTTGTTTGGCGAGAGTGGTCCAGCCGTTGTCTGGCTTCTGCCCTGGGCGAGCGAATTTAGGTTTGGGGGGTTTAGGGGGTACTCCCTCCTTCCTCCTTCCTCCTTCCTCTGTACGACCATTTCCCCCCTCGTTCGGAGCATGTTCCCCATTTTTGCGGGTCATACCGTTGAAAGTCCTGAGTGAATTCGGCAAAGGGTAAACGTTGTTAGGTCGTTTCGGTCGTTGGAAAATTACAAAATTCCGCACTACGCCGTATCTCCGGTCGTCGGTTTCGTAGCCCCGAATCAGGTCAGCCCGCTCCAGCTCCTCGAGCAGCGGAACGACGTTCATAGGGTCGGCCGGGAAGATGCGCATCCGCAGGCCGACCGGCTTCCACTCGAACACCCCCTTATCGTCGCACTGGTTCCACAAGCCGATGAAAAACAGGCGCGCGTCACGCGACACGGACGCGACTGCCTCATCGGTCCAGAAGCCGGGATGAATGCTCCGAATGCGGGGCACTCAATCAGCCGGTCATGCGGGCGGCTCGGGGGTGCCGGCGGCAGCCGCTGCTACCCTCCGCCAGCCGCTGCGTCGGGGCTTGCCGTCAAGGTGGATGCGGCGAAGTTTGATCCTAACCTGCTGGTCGCCCTTTCCGGCGACGGCGTAGGTATCTATCAGCGGGCTGCCGATCCACCTTGGAAGCTCGGTGATTAAATCGACGCGCTGAGCCTGCCTATGCCCGTGGCGCGGATCGTTGCTCTGAATCCAATCCCCGGCCGTCAAGGGTCGCGCAGCGGGAGAGCCGTTCAAATCGTCAGCCATTTTTCGCCCCCTGGCGCTCGGCGATGGCGCGAACCTTCGCTCCCGTTGAATAGTCGCTGCCATTGTCGAAATAGTCAGCGAGCGCGTTTCCCATCGCCGCCACGTCCGCGCGCAACTGCGCCACCTTGGCGACGAGGTCGGCGCCAACGGCCGCCCCAGCGTGGTAGTTGTTCCGGCACGCCTCGCGCATTTCTTCGCGGGTGTAAGCGCAATGCTGCATTCTGAAAGAAACCCCGGAATGCGGAACGCACGAGGCATACATTGGAGAAAATCCGCGCCGCCCTGCGGGACGCGACAATACACGCCGCACCGGAATACGTTCCAGCACACGCCGCAGCCGCTCGTTGTCGGCGCGCAGGGCCTCGTTTTCCACATTGGCTTGGTCCTTCGGCGCGAGGGCGGCGCGGATGCGATCGTGCTTTTCGTAGCCAAGGCCGCCCAATTTATCGAGCCAACGCAGAACGTCAGCCAAGCGCTCCACCTCGGCGCGCAGTGCGTCGCGCTCAACTTTTGTGGCGCGCGCCTCTTGCTCAGGTAACAACGGCCCGTGGATCACGTAGCCCAGAAAAGCGTTGTCGCGCTTTAGGGCATCGCGCTCGGCCCGTAGTGCCGCCAGATCACCGATCTCGTTAGCCATTGCGCGGCTCCTTCGTGATGGTGCTCGCCGCGTCCACGGCGGCGGCGAGGTCGTGGGGCGAATAGCCGGTCCCCCCAGGCAGCGCGTAGAGAAAGGCGGAGATCTGTTTGCGCGTCCGATACATCTCGTATCGGCACATGCCGTCGATGCAGTGAGGGGCGGCGCAACGGCTCGCCTCGCACCCCGCCCTGACGCCAGCCTCCAGCGCCGCGCACACCGCCTCGGGGGTCTCTGCCATCAGCAATGTCCCCTCAGCGGTAAGCCCCACGCCCGGCACTGCGCCAGCACATCGGCCACGCTGCTGCACACCGCGATCGTCATGCCCGCCGCCTCCAGCCGCGGGAACACGTCAGCCTGGCCCACCAGCTCGCGCAGGGCCCCGGAGCGTGTGCGCACCATGCGCGTCTGCGACAGCCGCCCGGTCCGCTCGCGCTTCAGCTCCACGCCAAACATGCGCCCACCATGGAGCAGCATCAGATCCGGCAGGCCGCGCTTCAACCCGATGCGCGACAGCCGGGCGGCCTGGGCGGCGGAGAGCTGCACGTGCCCGATCGGCATCGCCCACCACATAGCGGGCGGCCTCAGCAGCATCGCCAGCGCCTTGCAGACGGACGCCTGCAGGTCCTCCTCGGCCACCGGTGGCGCCTTGAGCTTGAGTCGCGGATGGGGGCTGGAAATAGGCGCGGTGAGCGTGAATGCGCGGCCCGCCACGGCGCGCGCCTAGGCCGCAGTTTCGGCGTTGCAGCCCTTGCGGCGGTGGTAAGCGGGAACCGTCTGCTTTGGCATGCCGGCGGCAAGGCTGGTCAGCGACACATCGTCAAATTCAGCCACGCGACGCCGGCGAGCCAGCCGGACGATAAGCGGCCAGTGACGCGCCGGTATGCCGTTAATGCGCCAACGAGAGACGGCCGACGGATCGCGACCGACAAGCTCGGCTAGCGGGATGTTTCCGCCGAACAGATCAATGATGCGGTCGTGGCGCATATACTCAAATTACCCCTGACTTGCATATTCTGCAAGTGCGATTAGGCTGCGGGCAGCAACATGCAGGCACTTGTCAAAACAGCCAGTACGGGTGTCTAATTTCCGCGCTAGAGAAAAACCACCCCGCAATCAAATGCGGGCCCATCGGTTATGGGCAACACACTGAGAAAACTGCAACGCAATGGCCAAGAGTAAGAAGCAAACGGACGCACTTCGAAATGGCCACCTGATGCAGGGCTATGGGCAGCGTCTGCGATCGACGCGAGAAGCGTATATGAGGCACGAGCCGGGCGTAGATCATCGCGCGGCGACGTGGGCAAAGCGGATAGGCGTCACGCCGTTCATCTACAGTCGCTGGGAAATCGGCAAACAGTTACCGAAGCTGATGCATCTGTACCGACTCTGTGCGCAGTTTCGGATTTCTTCCGAGTGGATTTACCGTGGCATTTTGCACCCTCGGATGCCGCCTTGGTTGCGCGCTTCGCTTTTGGATTCCTATCCCGAAGCGCAAGACGAGGGGATGTTTTGGGACCACGAAAATAAAGTCTACGAGCAAAATCGTCATAAAAGCAGCGCGGCTGACGACGACACCTCTTCATCCTGACATCTCCGATTCAAGTCGGTTGATGTAAAATCTGCTGCCAGTAAGAGGGCATTAGAACAGCCATATTGCGGTTTATGCAAGTGACGCCGCGATTTCGGCCGCAAGCCGCGATCTAGACACCAATTCACCGGGAATCTAGGAGCCACTTGCATTTTCTGCAAGTGGTGGATAGTGTGGTTTCCTGTTCAATCGAATGGGGTGGCAACCCAATGTCAGACGCCAACAACGCCCCTTCTATTCCCACCCCGCATCCGTCCCTGCTGACTTGCCGCGAGCAGGCGGCCCTCGCTCGCGAGCGAGCCCATCGCCTCGTGACCATCCTCGAGCGCCAGGTGCCGCTGACCGACCTGGCCATCGCCCAGCGTCGCCGCCACTGGCAGCACGCCCTGCGCTGGCGAGCCGACGCCCAGAAATGGGAACGCGCAGCCGACGCCGTGCAACAGTGGAGGAGGGCGCTTTGATTGTCGCGACTATTAGGGAATTGTCGGCGCTTCTTTCCGAGGGGTTGGATCTTTGCGTTCGCGCCAGAAAGCTGGACAAACCAGTGATCGCTACACAAGAAGAATGGGCAAAGAACCCCAGCATGACACGATCGGCAACGCCGGCCCTTTGGGTGCAGGATCAATATGATACCGATCTTGCAGACTGGGAAACGCGGGCTCGGAACGCCCTGCAATGAGCACCTGGGCCGTCAGCCAGCTGCTGGAGATCGCCCACCGGCTCGCCACCACGCTCGAAGCCGGTGATGGCGAGGACCGCGACGAGGATCAGCTCGCCGAAGCCCTGCGCGCCGAGGGCATTGATCCAGATCAGCTCATGCGCCGGCTGGGGAGATCGGTGGTTGAGGACGAGTCCATGGCCGCAGCCATGAAGGCCCGCATCGAGGCACTGGCAGCCCGCAGGGATCGCTGGCTGAGCCGCGCCGCGCACAAGCGTTCAGCACTGTCAGTCGTCATGCAGACGCTGGATCGCACCAAATTCACTGATACTGACTTCACCGCCTCCATCCGCCCCAGCGCCGGCGGGGCCGTTATCATAGCTGACGAGGACGTCCCCAACCTGCCCCCCGAATACCAGCGCGTAACCATCGCCGCCGATCGGCCGGCCATCAAGGCCGCGTTGTCCCAGGGCGTCGTCGTCCCGGGGGCCGCGCTAACACAGGGCGGTGAGCCCGTGCTCTCAATCCGCAGGAGTTAAATCCCACATGCGTCCACCTACAAAACCCGCCTCCCAGCCTGACGGTCCGCTTGACATCCCGCGCATCGAGCAGGGCGTTGTTGAGGTTTATGTGCGCGGCGTGACGCCGCTCATTTTCAACCGGGCGTCAGAGAAGGCCCGACGCGAGCTGCTGTTGCCGCGTGGCAGCCTGAACAAAGCGGCCCGCGCCGCGAACCTCAAACACGATCCGATCAGCGAATATCGCGCCTCCGTCTACCGCATCCGCGAGTCCGACAATCCAACATTGCTGGGCCTCCCCGCGACAGCATTCAAAGGCGCGATGCGGACCGCCGCGCTACGTCTCCCGGGCGTCGCACGCACCGAGGTTGACCAGCTCGTGTTTGTCGAGGGCTACACCGTTTCGATATTCGGTGTGCCGCAGCTCAAGATGGACATGGTGCGCATGGCGGATCGCGCGCGCACGCCGGACATCCGCACCCGTGCCTGCATCCCTCACTGGGCCTGCAAGATTTCGATCCGGCACACCTTGCCGCTGCTCAACGCGCAGTCTGCCGCGAACCTGCTTGCGGGCGGCGGAATGCTGGCTGGCGTCGGGGATTTTCGCCAGGAAAAGGGCAAGGGAAATTTTGGGTTGTTCGAGTTGGTCGATGCCAACGACAAGACCTGGCACCAGATCGCCGCGCAGGGTCGTGCGGCCCAGGCGGCGGCGATGGAGGACCCGGATCCGTTCGACGAGGAAACGGAGGAGCTGCTGGCCTGGTTCGAAGAGGAAATAAAAAGACGCGGGCGCACGACGACGGTGCGGCGCAGTCCATTGGTTGATAATAGCGAGGGAGTCCCAGCATGACGGACGTCAGTATTTTGCAGGAGATCGAGCGCGTGCATGGCGCGGTGACTGCGACGCTTGTGGTCGATGCCGCCCGCGATCCCGATCATCCGTGGCACGATCATTTCGAATGGGACAACGAGGCTGCTGCCGAGCGCTGGCGGCTTACACAGGCGCGACAGCTCATCCGAAGCGTCAAATATAGCAGGCGCACTGAGACCAGGCTGATCTACGCGCCTGCTTACGTTCGTGATCCTGACGCGGCAGCGAGCGAGCAGGCTTACATCAGCATGGCGACGCTGCGCACTGATGCGGACCGCGCGCGTTCGGTGCTGATTGCGGAGTTCAGCCGCGTCGCATCGGCTTTGAGGCGCGCGCGCGAAATCGCTGTGGCGCTGTCTCTTGAAGGCGAAGTTGCTGCGATGCTTGCCCAAGTCGAGGGTCTGACGGCAGTCTTGAGAAGCCCAGCCGAAGGGCCTCAGGTGGCTCAATAAGTGTCAGTCTCTCTGTCAAGGAAGGCGGTCATGGCGGGGCTTGTCCAGGCCTGGCGTGGCGCGGCGCGGCCGGGCGCAGCGGTCCAGGCAGGGCGGGGCAAGGTCCGGCACGGCGGGGCCGGGCCCGGCTCGGCGGTCAGGGCATGTCCGGGCGCGTGCTGGCGTGGCCGGGCGTGGCGGTCACGGCACGGCGGGGCTGGGCGGGGCGCGGTCTGGCTGGGCGGTCGCGGCTGGGCGGGGCAAGGCCCGTCATGTCCAGGCTCGGCGTGGCGCGGCCTGGCCTGTCGAGGCGGGGCATGGCGGTCCAGGCCCGGCCTGGCATGGCCTGTCCGGTCATGGCTGGGCCGGGCGGTCATGGCGAGGCTGGTCGAGGCGGGGTGGGGCGGGGCCCGGCCCGGCGGTCGCGTGGGTGTGGCGGGGGTTCGCCCCCGTCACATCTCTAACTGAAAGAGCTAACGCATGAACGAACTAACCGTAACACGCCCGCAAGGACTGGCTTACGCCGATCTGGAACGCCTCGCCACCAGCATCGCCGCCAGCGGACTGTTCGGCATCAAGACCAAAGACCAGGCCATCGCGCTCATGATGATCGCGCACGCCGAGGGGCGGCATCCCGCGCTGGCTGCCCGAGATTACGACATCATCCAGGGCCGTCCGTCCAAAAAGGCCGAGGCTATGCTCAGAGATTTTCTTGAGGGCGGCGGCAAGGTTCAGTGGCACGCGCTCAGCGATGAAATCGCCGACGCAACGTTCTCGCATCCTGCCGGCGGCACCGCACGCATCACCTGGGACACCGCGCGGGCAAATAAAGCGGGCATCGGCGGCAAGGATAACTGGAAGAAATTCCCCCGGCAGATGCTGCGCAGCCGTACCGTCAGCGAGGGGGTGCGGACTGTTTGGCCTCTCGCCACGTCGGGAATGTACGTGCCCGAAGAGGCCGCGGACATCCCGGCAGCCGGCCCGACAATCGAGGCTCACGTTGAGCCCAACCCCCCGGCGGTAACCTACCCCCTCCCCAAGCCAGCACGCCCGGGCGGAATGGTCGAGACAGCCCGCACGATGCAAGCTGAGCCGGAGGCGCCAAAGGGCCCAACCCTCCGCCAGGTTGTCGCGCGACTTATCGTGGAGTTCGGGCAAGCCCAGAGCGTTGGCGGCCTCGCCGACATCGAGGCGCGGGACGAGATGCAGAAGATCCTGGCGCGCGAGGAGGGCAGCGACGCCCGCAAGGCTGTGGTGAAAGCGCGCAATGCGGCACGCACCAGGCTCGGCGTGGACACAGACAGCGACTGGGACACGGCTGAGGGCGCCGATCCAATCGCCGAGCTGATCGCCGAGGTCGAAGCGATGGACGCCGACGCGCTCGACGGGCTGGCATCCAACGCGGCGTGGCGCGCCAAAACCCGCGACCTGTTTCCGCTCGACGCCGATCGGCTCGAGGACGCAATCGCCGCGCGCAAGGAGGCGCTGAAGCAATGAGCGACGACGACGCCCACTGGCGCGCAGGGCTCGCTCAGATCCGCGCCAAGAATATCCTCCACCTCATCCGACTTTTCGAAGACGGGGATATTGGCATCAGCAGAGCACTCGACGCCATTGCCGATGAGGCCCAGGCGATCCTCGACCAAACCGACCCAACCCCAACCGAGGACGACGCGGCATGAACAACCTGCCGGCCCCGAACGTACATCCGCTCCCGCCGCGCGCGCGGCTCGGCCAGTCGTGGCCCGAGATCGCGGACGTGTTCGCAGGGCGCGCGGAACGCGAGCGTGACCTGGCGTGGAAGCAGCTGGCAACCGGCGATCAGTATCAATTCCATCGCCATATTCTGCGGGCCGAGACGCTGAACGAGGCGGCGGCATGGTGCCGCGCACAGGAGAGCGCATGATTCCGCCGGCGCCGACCGATCTGTGGGAGCGCGTGATCGCCAGGATCGCGCAATTGGTGTTCGAGCGGGAGGTGGTCCTGCAGGCGTCTGGGGTGGGCGTGCAGAGGGTGGTAACGCCGATCGAGCAGCAGCGCCGGCCTGGGCCTATGCCGACGCCCGCGCCCCCGGAGGCAGCGGAATGATGGACCTGGACGAGATGCTGGCGCTGATGGCGGCGCAAATCTACGCCGCCCGGCTTGGGTATGCTGGGGGTAGCTCGGCCGATGCGTTGGCACAGCGAGTAGCTTCAGACCCGTGGCGCGTCGCCGCAATGAGCGCTTCGGTCGAAGATGCCGTGACGCTGTGGGGCTTCGTGGTAACGCGCAAGTCAGGGGCGGCGGAATGACCGACGAGCGCATCACCGTCTACACCCCGCGCTTTTCGGTGCCA